ACGGGTCGCACGAATCCGGCGTGGCTCGCGTCTGTTCGGGGAACGACACGGAGTCGAGATAGTTGATCTCGAAGTCGCTCGTTCCGCACTCTTGCCGCAGGTCCAGAACGATCGGGCAATTTGTGCATCCGGCATCAGGCACCGGCGCAGCGCCCGACCAGATCCCGGCGTTCGCCGTGAAGTCCGTCTGAAAAAGCGGGAAGGTGCAGGTGCCGTTCAGCGTCACATAGAGCGTGGCTGGAATCGACACGTCGGTGCAGCAGCCGGTTTCGCAGCAATCCGTGCAGCCAGGATATTCGGTCGTCGAAGGCATTTCACCACCGATGGCAGGTTGCCTTGTCCCACGCCGCACGGATCGGCGCGTTGAATCCGCAGACTCCGCACAGGTCATTGTCAGGATGGAATTGTGGACAGGATCGGCAGATCGCCGTGCGACGCTCATGTTCCGCTTCGCTGACGCTTTCCTCCTGCGTGATCAGCGCCGCGATCGCCGAATAACTGAAGACGACGTGCTGCCTCTCGCCATTGACGAGAAAGTCGCGAATGAGCGGATCGAGCATGTCAACTCCGACTGATCAGGACGCCGCGTGTGAACGTCCATGTCGAGGTTGTGACCGAGAGCGTGCCGGCATTGCAAGACGTGGCGGTTACGACGGTCGGAGTGGCCGTATCGCCCTTCGTGCTCAACTGGTTTGAGTTGATCTGCGTCGTCGTCCCGTCCACGTCCACGGCGATGTCGCACGTCCCAGAACCAGACTTCAATCCCTTGTTGGCTTCAATCAGTTCCGACCGCTTCACGCACACCGCGTCGCCGCTGATCTCGATGCCGCATCCGGGGTTCACGTTCAGGTCGCACGGGTTCGATCCCGTGACGAGGCCCAGCCCTTGAATATCCGTCGCCTTCACCGAAATCTTCCGCGTCGAGGCGTTGATCGTGATGCCGCAGTCAGCCTCGTAGACCGACCCCCTTTGCAGCAACGCCGATGCGACGTAGATCGGGTGCAGGTTGAACGCCTGCCCCGGATTGCCCGGCTGAATCGGGTTCGACGGCGGGACCGTCGGATCGCCTTCGTATCCCCCGCTCGGGTCGCCCCCCACTGGCCACCCCGGAACGTACGGCTGACCTCCCGTGTAGGTGAATCCGGGGTTGATCTGCTGCGGTTCCGTCCCCGGTCCTTCGGGAGGGATCGTCAATCCCAACTGCTGCGTGCTCGTGTAATTGATGAGGTTGCCGCCCTGGTAGTACAGGTTGGCGATCATCGGGTCGATGTTGAACGGTTCCAGTGGGATCAGCGCGTTGGCGAGCACGCCTTGCGAGCCAAGACCGAGTCCGAGCGTCGTCTGCTGTCCCGCCTGGTTCGTCCCCTGCACGAACGAGTTCTGGTTCGTCGGCCCCGTGTTGATGATCTGGATGGCCGCCTGATCCGTCGGGTTGATGATCTTCAACGGGCCGATGAGGGCACGTCCCGATGCGAGCACCGCGGCGATGTCCTCGACAGCCGGGTTGACGGCCGTGTCCCGCTTCTTGCCTTTGCCGTCCTCGATCCGCGTGCCGTACCAGTTGGCGCGCAGATAGTTGACGATGCCCTTGAAGATGTTCCCGTTCGTGTAATCGGTCATCGCTGCTTCCCCCCGGAACCCAGAATGTTGAGTTCGCTGATTTCGATGGGGTCGCTGCTCGGCACAAACTCCAACTCCATTTGCAGGTGCCGCGGACCGTCCGTGCGGAAGTCCCGGAAGCCGTCTTCGTGCTTCGCGAAGAACCCGCTCGTCTTCGTCACGTCCACTTCGTACTCCGGGGAACCGTTCGTGTAGGACACGCCGTCCGTAATGCCCGTGACCTCCGCGTTCTCCGGCGTCTCAGAGCGGTCCCGGTAACGGCGCACGCACAGATACCCGTCGTCGGCCGGGCGCATCGCAAGTTCAAACCCGCGCTTCTCGTCCTTCCCCGTCTGCACGTCGCGATACCATCCCGTCCGCAGCGTGCATTTGATGCCGCCGATCTGATACCGGCTGGTGGAGTCCGGCGTCACGTTCCACGGCTGATCCACCGTGAGCACGGTTGCGGTCGCGGAGAGGATGATCCGCACCTGCTGCGCTCCGGTCTCCGCGATGATTCGGACAGGCACGCCGACGAGTTTCGTCGTGTGGAAACTGGCCGTCGAATCCGTGAGCGTGCAGAGTCCCGCCGACGTGACCGTGCCCCCTACCGTGCCGTTCTCGGCGCGTGACCCGTCCATCGTCCCGCCGGGTGCCAGAATCCGCCGGTGCTCGCTCCCGAGGAACACTTGAGGCGTCCCGTCGATGCGACCCAGCGTGCTCGACAGGATCGGCACGCTGTACTCCTCGATCCACCACCGCTGCAATCGGTACTGGTAACAGACGGCGTGGAACGGGTAGCGCGATCCCGCGAGGCAGACGAACCACTTGATCGTCTCTCTCAGAGGGTCGTGGCAGGCGTGGAAGTGTTCGGTGCGGGTCCAGTTGATGCGGAACCCTTCGGTCGCGTGAAAGAGCGGCTGGATTTCCTTGCCGATCGGTTCCGAGGCGTTGCCGTAGAACTGCCAGAACCCCTTCCGGTCCATGAGATACACGGCGTCGTCGACAGCCACCCAGCAGTTGTGGCCCACGCATCCCCGGAACGCGGCGCGTGCCGGTTGCCCGTCGTCCGGGTCGACCTGATACACGATCCGGTACATCCGGTTCTCGAACAGGACGTACAACTGGGAGCCGAACGGCATCAGCCCCGTGACGCCGCCGATATCCTTGTCGGCCGGGATGGTGAGGGCGCGGTTCAGGTCGAACGAATCCGGCAGCCCGGTCCCCGACCAGTACAGCGTCCGCGTTTCTTCGGTCCCCGGAGTCAGCCCGTAGTAGGCGAACGGGACTGTCGTGCCGGCGTAGACCGCCGAGAGCGTGATCGTCTGCGTGGACGTGTTGACGGCCGACACGGTGTAAACGACGGTGTTCGATGCTCCCCGCGGGAAGAACGTCCAGCCGACCATTGCCGAGGTCCAGCCCGTGCCGAGTCCCGTGACGGTGGCCGAACCGTTCGTCAGGACAACGGCCCCCTCTTTGTATTCGACGCTCCCGGCAAGCCACAGCCGCGAATAGTGCTGGGCGATGTACCGCTTCCAGTTGGGCGGTTCCCCGTTCGCTTCGAGGTTCAGGTCGTTGCCTTCGGAGTCCGTCAACACGACGGCTTCACCGAGAGCCGAGTCGAGCGTCGTCGAGGAGAACGTCGTGGCCGAGAGGTCCGTCGATGATACGTCGATATAGAAGACGGTCGTGTTGCCGTCCTTGTTGCGAAGAATCTGCCGCGTCGTCACACGTGCGTCCGAAGGCGCGTCCACCGAGGAGTAGTCGAGCTGGCCGACGCCCTTCTGCGCTTCCCCCCCAGCCGTGTAGGCGGCGACTCCGGCGACGGGGGTCGTGCCGTCGATCTCGTAAATCTGGAATGTGTGGGTGGTGACGCCGGCCACCTTGCGTGTGCCGTTCGCCGAGTAGTTCCCCCCGACGCCCGTGATCTTCACCGTGTCTCCGTTGGAATAGCCGTGCGAGGTGGCCGTGATCACGATGGGGGTGGCGTTGGTGGCCCCGCTGATCGTCTTGGCCGTCGCCCCTGCTTCGTAGCGGTTCGAGATCGGGCAGCAGTTTGACACCCGTCCGGCAACGTCCAGCCAGCGCTGGTAAGCGAGCCGGTCACCTACGATGGCCCCGGTCGATGACCCACCCACGACGACGGCGGTGGATGGTGCAGGCACGCCCGCATCGGCGAACGCGGCGACGTAGCCGTCCCAGCGTTTGACGTTGTTGATCCCGTCCGCGGCGAAGAGGAACCCTTCGGCGTCAACGGTGAAGCTGGGAGTGGGGACGCGGGCGGTCATAGAAGCCTGAAGCACACGCTGATTGCGCGGAGAATCATGGTTTCAATAATCACGATGAGGATGATGGTTCCGAAGTATTTGATATTTCCCCACAGCCCGTACTCGCCGATCCCAATGCACCTACCAAACCAATCCTTCATGTCTGCACCCTTGGGTTCTGCCGGTATTCGTAGGTCGCCACCCCGTCCCGGAAGCATACGATCCAGTCTGAGTCGGGACGCGGGTAGTAGAACACCGCCTGATTCGATCCGTTCGCGTTGCCCCCCGCCGTCACTTCAAACGGCTGCACTTCACCCCCGGCCACGCTCGACACCGCGTACCCGATGTGGGCGAAGTAGAACGCTCCCGCCGTGAAGGCCGAGGACAGGAACACGTCGAGGTAGAACATCCCCGTGACGGTGGGGAAGACGAACGGCACCATCTTCTGATCGCTGACGACTTCTGTGCCCCCGGCGACGTAGATGGAAAGTTGCGGCGCGGCGTCCGGCGACGAAGGCACGAACGTCCCGTTCCGGCACATCACCGAAATGCGGCACCATTCACCGAGTCGGTGGCGAATCGGACAGTGGTTCACAACTTCCATTCCTCGCCGTCGCTGGCCTGCTGTTCCATCACGCGGGCGATGCGGTCCGACGGACTCTCCCGCATCGGCACGACGTACATCCCAACGACATCCTGCATGTCGAACGCGGCCCGTCCTTCGCACACCCAGAGTGATTCCAGACTCGCCGTGCGCTGCTGAAACATCGTCTGGTATGCCTGGTTCAACGCTTCACGCGCCGCGTGCTTGTACTTCCGGTACTGCTCAATGGTCTTCGCCGCGTCTTCTTCCGTGGACGGCACGAGCATGTGCGCGCCGCCGCGAAACAGGACGACGAGATTGTGGGTGGCTGTTTTCATCGTGTCTGAAACGTCCCGTGAGCGTAGTAGGTGACGGCGCTGGCGACGTATGAAACAAGCCAGTCATACACGACGTTCGCGGCGACGCCCGTGAGCGCCGTGATGTCGATGCTCGCCCGCCGCAATCCCGTCTTCGAGTCGAGGTCGGAACCCGTCATGTTGCCCGAGCCGACGACCGTCCCGTCCGGCGAGTAGATCGTGTACGCGGGCGTGCCCGTGATCGTGGACGGCACGAGGCTGCCGTTCCTCCCGATAATGAAGATCGGGAAGGCAGTCTCGGTCGTCAGCGGGAAGCCGATGCAGCCGTATTCCATCGCATCCTCAGTTGTCGAATACCACGAACAGGTAGCCGTCGCGGTTCTTCAGCACGCCCACGTCTTCAGAGATCGCGTTCGTCTGCTCGTGGCTCGCACCAGGCGGCAGGTTGAACTCGTCCACCGCCAGTTGCAGGCCCGGCCAGTCGTCGATCGGAATCTGTGCTTTTGGGGCTTCAGGCACCGACATCGTCTCCGATCGGTAGGTCTTTCACGCTCCGCCACGACGCCGGACGTGTCCGCGGTTCGTACCCCCGGTTGTCCGCTTCCATCGCCAGCCGGAGGCACTGGTTGTAGTAGCTCGACATGGTCGGCGCGTCGTCCCGGCGAGTCTCCCACGCGATGTTCTTCTTGCAGCACGCGACGAACGCCGAGAACATCGCCCCGTCCTCAAGGTCGATGCGGTCGCTGATCCGGTACTTCTTCGTCGTGTACGAATTGGTGAAGGCGGTCGTCACCGTCAACGCCGTGGCGCTCGTCACCTGATCAATGATCCGTTCTTCCGCGAACGGGTTCAGACCTTCCACGCCGCTCGGAATCTCCGTCCCGCTCGTTACGCGGATCACGGAACCTTCCATGTCCGTCGTCCACGCTGTCCCCGTGCCGGCGACGCTCGTCGTGCCGCCCACGATCGTCACCGTGCCCGTCGAATAGTCGATGGTCCTCAGTGGGTAGGGCGTCCGCTGGATCATGTAGTCGAGGTTGTAGTCGTCGTCCGGGGGAGGATCGAAGTAGAACGCCAGCCGGTTCGGCAGCCGCTCGTCCGTCGAGATGGCGTAGCGGTCCGGGCGTCCGGGGGCGCTGCGTTCGCTCCGGTGACGCAGGATGTCCCCGATCAGCACGCGGTCGAGGGTACACGTCCACGACAGGTCGATGATCTGGTCGGCCCGGCGGAAGTCGGCGGGCAGCGAATAGTTGTCGCGATACCAGACGTACTCCGTGAGCGCCGCGATGTCGGCCGAGGGGGCGAACCCGGATTGCAGCGTGAGCACCGTCGAGGACTTCCGCTCGTCCACCCGGTACTCCACGTCGTCGATCTTCACGATGCCCTTGGCGGCGTCCGTGGGCCACGTCCCCGATGCCAGCGTCAGCATCAGTTCGTAAGTGCCTCCCGTGAGGTCGAAATCCACGGTCCCCGTGCTGTAGGACGCCGAGGTGACGATGCGTTCCCGGCGGTAGTAGCACGCCCAGTTGCGGACGTTCGCCAGGTCACGCAGCGAATCGAGCATCGCCCGGTTCACGATCTTGACGTTGCGGCCCTCGCTGGCTCCGCCCATGAAGTCGAGCAGGCGGTCCTGAAGGTCGTGCGCCGTGTTGTAGGCCGCGGCGGGCATCAGACGGCCTCCCGCGTATTGTGCTGACCTTTGAAGTCGCTGCCGTGCTTCTCGACGATCTTCTCCCGCTCCTCATCCCACTTCTCGGGATGGAAGGCGAGGTCGGGGTTCTCGATGATCCGGCACTCCAGTTCCTCTTCCACGATCTCCGGTGCCAGTTTCACCGCCTGCTGCGGCGCACCCTCGACAGGAGCAACCGTAGCCGCACCCTCGCAGCTTCGTCCCTGTGCCTTGCATTTCGCCACCACTTCACCGAGGTCCGACACCCAGCCATTCGGATCACCCCAGTACGAGGCAAGCCCGTGGTTGTAGAACTTGCCCGCCGTGGAGACGCCCGCCGCCTTGGCCTTGCGGTAGAAGTAGCCGCGGTCCAGCACGCCGCCGAGGCCGTCGTCATACCCGTTGCGGCCTTGAACGAACGAGCGGTCGAGTCCTCTCGTGAGGGGAGCACGCCGCGCACGGAGAGTGTCCGCCAGACGCTCGCGGTCGGCGTCCGTCGTCTCCGTGGCGGCGATGAAACGCCCCCCCTCGATGTGGCCGAGAGACTTCACGTCAGCCGTACCCCTTGTCTCTGAGTTTCCGCACGAGACGCGACAGTCGCGTCACGCACTCGTCGTCCACGAGAACCCGCTCCTTCGTGTCGTCCTCCAGAAACACCGCGTAGTACCGTTCGACGGTTTCGACGGCTGCCCGCAGTTGGTTCAGCGACCCAGTTGCGGAACTCGGCCGCAGAGCATCCACCGCGATCCGCCGGAGATCATCCAGGTCGCCAGCGTGGTTCGACAGTTTCAGGATTTCGATTGCGTCGATGTTCGTCATGGTCAGTACCCCTTCGCCGTCTTGGGTTCGGGAGTCTTGGGCGTCTTCTTGCCCTTGGGTGCCTTCTTCGCTTCCTTCTTCGGAGTCTTGGACTTCATCGGGGTTCCTTTGAGTTTTGACACGAACACTCTCGACAACGCCGCGAACTGCTCGGGCGTCATTTCTTCTCTTTCGGTTTCTTCGGCTTCGCGGCGGCAGCCTTCTTCGCCTGCTCGATCTTCGCGTCCCCCATCTGCTCGCCCTGCTCCAGTTTCATGCGATGAGCCTCGCCGGCCGCTCGCAGATCCATCTGCCCCTGCTGCTCGGCCTGAGCCATTTCCTGCTGGTGAACCATCTGGTCCTGCTGGAGTTCCTGCTGCCCCTTCGCCCGCTGAAGTCCGATTTCGAGTTGAGCCTTCTGCGTCTCCAGCGCCATTTCCATCATGGCCTTCTGCCGCTCCAACTCCATCTTCTGCTTCTCAAGCTCGATCTTCTGCTGCCCCTCCGCCTGCTTGATCTGCGCGTCGAGTTGCTTCAGTTGGGCGTCCATCTGCTTGCCCTGAAGTTCAGCCTGTACCTTCGCCTGCTCCAGAGCCATCTGCTGCTGCTGTTGCTGCTGGGCCGCCTGCGCCTGCGCCGGATCGGGTTCGGGGACAAGGAACTCGTCGATGTTCTCCTTGTCGTTCGCCTCGCCCCAGAACTTGATGATCGCGTTCCACGGTCCCACCATCCCCGCCTGCACCAGCGGCGCGTACACGGGGCCGACGATCCGCAGGAGTTCGTTCGCCTGGAAGATCTTCGTGTCCTTGTTGGGCTTCTTTGCCACCCCCGCTTCCACGCGGTAGTCCAGTTCGAACGCAATCTCCTGGGGATCGGCGTCCCCGATGAGTTTCATCCACAGCTTCGCGCCCGCGGGACCGAGCACCGGGGCGATGTCCGCCTCCTCCAGAAGCCACGCCGCCGCCATGCCCTCCTTGCGGGCCAGCATGGAAGCCACGTCCTCCATCTTGTTCGCCATGTCGTCGGGACGGACGTTCGCCGCCTGCTGCTTCACCTGCGCTTCGGTGGCCGACCGCATTCCCCCCGGCGAGGCGTACATCGCCTCCGACAACCCCGTGCGCTTGTCGATGTTCAGGTTGTTGATTTGGAGCGCGTCGAACACGTCCTTCGTATTCGATGCCAGGTCGATCTTCTGAATCGCTTCGGACAGTTTGCCGTCCGTCTCGGAGAGGTCGAGGTAGGTGAATGCGGGGCCGTTCTCGATTTCCTTCTTCTTCTCGTCCTCCATCGACTTCTTCGTGGCGAGGATCGTGCGTCCCGACTGCTGCACCTTGTCGGCGATGAACGAGTAGCCCCAGTTGGCGAACTTCAACTCGGGCAAAGCCGGGCGGAAGTGGGACATCGGCCAGAGTTCGTTCGGAATCTCGTGGAAGGCGAGCAGCGTGAAGGGCCACTCGTCATCGAGCCAGAACGGAATCGGCCACTGACAACGGGAGAAGGCGTCGTCACGCGCCGCTTCATCCTCCAATGCCGCCACAAACCGCCGGCTGGAGAGGTTCAGGGGGAACGGAACGCCCGGAGCGATCACGAGGTAGCAGTTGTCGCCGAACGATTCGAGCAAATCCCCGTATTTCGCGTTCTGACCGGCCAGACGGTCCCCCAGACCCATCTTCGACCACACTTTGTAGTACACCATCATGTCGTTCGACTTGCCGGTGTCCTCATCCTCGTCGTCATCGTCCAGATGCGACCGCGATTGGCCCACTTTCGGCTCGACGGAGAGGATTCGAGCGTTCTCCCGCAGGTATTCCTCCTTGACCTTGTACTCCCGAGCCATTTTCCAGACCGGAGCGATGCACTTCCGCGCCGCCCAGAGGCATTCTTCGGGCGTGTCGTGATCGGGATCGAGCAACAGGTCGTCGATCGTGCCGTAGAACGACCCCACCAGCGCGTGACTGTTGGGATTCGGCCGGTAAAGTTCGCTCCAACAGACGCCGCAGCCCTTGATCAGCGCTTCGTCGACCATGCGGCGGATCGACAGCTTCAGATTCAGCACGTTCGGGGTGTAGTTGAGGTAGCTCGACATCAGCTTCGCGCGTGCCATCGCTCGCGTTTCGACCATCTGCTGCGTCATCGCCATCTCGTTGAAGGCGTTCTCCGCCTCCTGCACCATCGCCTGCACCTGTTGGAACTGCTGCATCACCTGGGGGTTCTGCTGCATCTGCGGATTCTGTTGAATCTGCTGCTGCATCTGCTGCAACTTCTGCCCCAGTTGCGGATCCACGATCAGGTCGTGGGGGACTTCGGACAGTTTCCGCGGCGTGACGGTGCGGGCGGGGTTTCGGTGGTAGATCGTGGGGCCGAAAATCTGCACGCCTTCGGCCACTTTGGCGAGGCACATCGGGAACTTCAGGTCGGGGAGATACTTCGGCTCCTTGCCCTTCTTCTCCTTGCCGACCATGTGGTTGTTCCAGATGGCATCGGCGTCCCCCGTGTAGAAGTCCATCAACTGCTCGGCCCAGTCCGAGAACGCTTCGTCCTTCTCCTCGCGCGCACGGCGAAACACGTCCTGCCACGCCTGCACTACGGGGCGCAGCGGATGTTCCGCGTCCATCGCTGAGGAGTCTTCGGTCGGCATCAGACGAGTGCTTCAGCCTGCTTGCTTTGTTCCCGAGCTTCCTTCGCCGCCTTGTCGGCCTTCCGCTTGGCCCACATCTTCTTCATCTGCTGTCTGGCACGCTCGCGTTGTTCTGGAGACTGGTTGCGTCCCAGTTCCCGCATCCGCTCCCGGTTCTTCTCCTTGACTTCAGGGGAGACGTTCGCGAGGTTGTTTTTCCCCCGCTGACCTGCCGCCTTGTTCTCGTAGACCCGCTGCGCCTTGGCGAGCAGCAGTTCCACAGACACCCGCAGTTCCGTGAGTTCCCGGAACCACGCGGCGTATTCCCAGCCGCCGTCCTTGTGCCGGATGTACTCGTTCTCCTGGAGCTTCGGGTCGTCGACGTACCACACGCTGCCGCGGACCTGATGCCCGCCCCCCAGCGTGTGAACCACGATGTCGACGACGCCCTGCACTCCAGCCGCGACGACGATCCCCGGCGTTCCCGCCATGTCGCGGTTCGCTTCGGGATACCAGATCACCGGGTCGCCGACGCGCGGCCACCGCATTCCTTTGAGAAATTCCATCGGATCACCCTTCACGCGAGGTAGATGGCATCGCCGTGCTTCTGACGATGCTTCTTCAGTTTCTTGTCGAGGTAGTCCTGCGCGGGAGTCCGCGTCTTCACCGGACGCGGCTTCTTCCACTTCAGCCCGTGCATCACGGCGTACCGCAACGAATCGACGCAGTGGAAGCCCGTCTGTTCCGGCTTGTCGATGATCACGCCCGCCTTGCGGGTCTTGTGATACCGCTCCATTTCGTGAATCAGGTGCTCGCAGCCTTTGAAGACCTGAAGCCGCGGGATGCCGTCGGGAGTCGGGGCCAGCCATTCTCGGACGCGCTGGCAACCCGTTTCGATGTCCGCCTTGGCCGGGAACAGGAACCCGTTCCCCGAAGCGATCGACGTGATGCGCTGCTTCTTGAATTCCTTTTCATACGTCTCGTGGATTCTCATGCCCGACGCTTCCGTGCGGATCGAGCCGTGCCAGTCGATGATGAACGCCTGAAAGTTGTGGCCCACCAGTTTGTGTCGCAGCCGCTCCGCGAGCACATAGGCGTCGCAGTCCCGCAGATACAGTTCGTCGTAGCAGTAGACGTGCGAGTTGTCGGGAGGCACGGCGAAGAACAGCACCT